GAGGGGAGACTAACTGAACTTGAACAGAGGTATGGCTTTGAAGCAGAGGAACTCGAAGAGGTTGGGGTTGGTGGGGAACCCGTGGACATTGGATTGGGGGAATAGGGAGTTAAGACCCACGATGACTCTTGCCATATAATGAGTAGTTAATCTGCATTTTTTTTCTTTCTCCCCTGACCCAAGCTAGTGACTACTTTGACCCGTTCGGTGAAGGTCCCTATGTTTATTGCTGCAGTGATTTCCTAAGATCTATTTGTTATTCAAATAAACCCTGAAAACACCAGAACCAGTACTTGTATTTGGATCCAGTCCCTTCACAAGATTCCCAAAAGCTAGTCTCATTCCCCAAACTGGTCTAGAGCATTATGTCTGCATCCAGGTACAAGGAGATGTTGCAACAGACCTTGAGGAAACTTAATGTTGCTCAGGCCTCTGCATCAGAATGGAGAACTGTCGCTAGTAACCGTCTCCTCCTGTTAGCAGCAGTAGACGGTGCACTGAACGTTCAACTTCATGGTCTCCTTAAGATAGGAACAATATTTGGGGCAAGTGCAGAAGACCCTGGTGTTCCTGTCGCTGATCTCTCCCGGCATTCGGCAGACGAGATGACCTCGTTTATCCTTCAGAAGATTCGAGCAGCTGCGTCCTTCACTGCTCACCTGACTAACGAGGCATCATCTCTCCAAAGCACCTTAGGCGGGGTTCTTTCCATAGCATTGGAGAGTCAGGACATTGATCGTCCAATCATTGATCTCAAAGTTAAAGATTACACCGCAGAACTAGAAGATGCCTCAACCCCGCTCAGGAGTATCTTCCACCAGATTGAAGACCTACCTGATGATGACGACACCGTTTCACTGGCAACAGCCGATCCTCCTACCGACGGTGCTAACAACAAGAACACTGTAGACTACGGTCCAACCTTCAACCATAGTCACACCCTGTCCGAGCAAGACAGTGAGACTTCACCTGAGATGAGGAATGCACTGAGTTTATTCCGGAGGGACCGGAACACCAGGGAGCACACCACTTGACAGAACTTACTCACGGTTAACTGTGCGTGCACCTCCCCTTTGAAAGAACCGACTTTAACAAACTAGTACACGACTTTGCGACAGGGCACACCTGGCCTCCTTCGACCAGTGGTACTTAAAGAGAGAACCCTGCACTAGCCCAAGATCCTCCTTCCAAAACAAGCGGTTAGCAAAGGAGCCAAGGTCAACCAACGACTTAGTTATGTCTTTAATAAGGCTAGCGACCCAGCGCCCGGTTAGACGCAGCACCAAGGAAACCCAACTATCTGTCAAAACTGCAAGGCATGCCATCGCAGAGATGTCTGACCAGAGTGAGGCATCTCTAGGTGAACTGGTGCTGAGAGCATCACAATTCCAGGAGCTCTTGTCAATTGCGTATGTAGTGAGGGCCGTCATGAAGAAAGCCGATAATGGGTCAGTGTCACAGACAGACCTGGATAGATTAACACCACCTAAAATCAAGGGTGTATCCAACTCTGGAACACTCCAGGCTTTTGAGTACATCCGTGATACACTCATTGACACTCGCCAGATAGTGACATCCCTTTACAACGAAGCAAGGGACACGTCTATCAAGCTGACACGTTTGGAGCAGGACGTCCAGGAGAAAAGTACAACTGGAGTGGCCCTAGCCCGGACCTTCGAAACTAAGACACTGACAATGGGTTCGATCGCTGATCTACTGGAGGAATTTGAAAATTCTGAGCAAGACGACTGACACCAGCTCCCTGGACCCTATGTCCGTGGTTTAAGTACACAATTAATCAGTGAACTCTAGTCTCACCACTAGGTGTCATCCATTCCGGTCCCCTTGACACAATAACGAAATACACGACATTTGAATAAACCGGCAATTCGATACCAACATGTCTAGCTTTCTCAATACGTTTCTCAATTCTCCTATCATTAGCAATAGTCGTGACAAATTCTTTGCCAATCTCTGTGCCACACGAATTGGTGAATTACCACCCTACCCATTTCCCCAACATGAGCAGCGTACGGCTAACCAATACCTTCAACGGATTGGAGACCGTGACATCGACATCATGAACCCCGGCGACTATTACTTCATGGACTCACTATTGCCAACCAATGTTGGTACAGACATTATCAGTAATGCAGCCGCCATTGCAGAGCGTATCACTGAAATGTTTAATGGTGGTCTTACCCAGTGGGGTCTACCGCATGGAGCCGAGCATTCACTTCATCGTATTGACATCGCTAGTCGAAATGCTATTCCCGAGTGGTCCAGGATGATTACACTCAAGAAGATGGTAGACGTTATCTCTACCCGGTGGTCACGATCAGACACACGTGTCCGGCCTGGGTCCACACCGCTTTTTTCGTGGTACTCAGATTGTTCCACA